CGCGGCGAAAGAGGCGATACAGGAGAAATTCCGGGAGCTCGCAAAGACCGCGCACCCGGATCTTGGCGGGAGCCCGGAGCTGTTCGACCGGATCAGGCGCGCCCGCGATGAGGCAATGAGCCAATGAAACCGTGCATCTGTCCGACCTGCGGATATTTCATGGACGCGGCCTCGCACATGAAAGACGAGAAGCGCAAGCCGAAACCGGACGACGTCAGCCTGTGTATGTCATGCGGTGAGCTGCTGGTTTTCACCGCCGACCTATCAATGCGCCTTCCAACTCCGGCGGAGCTGCAAAGCATGAACCCCGCTACCCGGCGCGAAATAGCGAGGATCAGGGCCGCCATAAAACAGGTAGTCCCCGCCGGCGGCCTCGCCCGCCGTGAGAATGAGGTTTGAGCCAATGATAACCGCCATCGTCGGGCTTTCATTGCTCGGATTTCGATACCTGCCGGCGTGGTCGGTTCCGGCCATCGCCTTTGCGATCGACATTTATTTGGTTTTCTCAGGGAAGGAGTCGTTTCCATGACGCGCGCAGAGCATTTGGCATGGTGCAAAAAGCGGGCCCACGAATATCTGGACCAGGGCGACATAACCCAAGCCGTGACGTCCATGCTTTCCGACCTGGGCAAGCATCCGGAGACGGCAGTTAGGCCGGGGTCGCCGCTCAATCAGCTCGGGCTTCTGGCCTGTATGTCCGGCGACCAGCGCGAGGCCGCACGGTTCATCGACGGTTTTAATTGATGGGAGCGAACACGGAGATTTCCTGGTGCGACCATACATTTAACGCCTGGGTTGGCTGCACCAAAGTCTCCGCCGCTTGCGATTTTTGCTATGCGGAGACCTGGGCCAAGCGGAGCGGCCATCCGGAGTTGTGGCGCGGGACCGTGCGCCGGACGACGCCGGAGAATTGGAAACAGCCGATCAAGTGGAACGCAAAGGCCGCGCGGGATGGCGTCCGCTATAGGGTGTTTTGTGCCAGCCTGTCCGACGTGTTCGACAATCAGGCACCCCCGCAATGGCGCGGCGATTTGTGGGGGCTAATCCACGAGACGCCCAATTTGGACTGGCTGCTTCTGACAAAGCGGCCGCAGAATATCCGCCACATGCTCCCGGTCGATTGGGACAATTTCACAAATGTATGGCTCGGAACGACCGTCGAGAACCAAACGGAAGCCGATCGCCGCATCCCGCATCTGCTGGCTGTCCCGGCGAAAGTGCATTTCCTTTCATGCGAGCCGTTGCTCGGGCCGGTTGACGTTAGCCTTTGGACCTTCCTTGGTTATCCCAGGATTGGTTGGGTAATCTGTGGCGGCGAGAGCGGCGGAAAGGCGCGGCCGATGCACCCGGATTGGGCGAGGTCTCTCCGCGATCAATGCGCGGCGGCCGGCGTGGCGTTCCACTTCAAGCAATGGGGTGAGTGGGTAACTGAAATTCAGTCCCCGGAGGATATTGTCCTGCCCGGAGAATCGCGCGGGCCGTGGGCGACCTACCACATGGGGACCGACGAATGGGGCGGCGACCTAACGCAGGTTTTCAAAGTCGGCAAGAAAGCCGCCGGCCGTCTCCTGGACGGCGTTGAGCACAACGGGTTTCCGGCGTGAGCCACTACCCTCACGCGCCTGGATGGAAAGCCCAGGATACCGCCATTGAAGCGGCGAGGCTCATCGAGAGCAGGGCCGACACACTGAGAGCCAAAGCCTACGAACTATTTAAGCGCGGCTTTGAGCTCACGCCCGACGAGTGCGCGAAGCGTCTCCGGGAGGAGAAGCTCGCAATCCGTCCGCGGATTACCGAGCTCTTTAAGATGAATCTGATTATCGACAGCGGCGAGCGCCGCCGAAACGAAAGCGGCCGGTTCGCGATCGTGTACCGGATTCATCCAAACACACGGCCGCCCAGGCAGCGGGACCTTCCGCTATGAGCGACCCGCTCCCCGCCAATCGTCACCGCTTCGATTGCGCCATCCGGACCAAGGCCGCGCCGTATGTGTGCGACTGCGGGGTTGACGCGATGGCCGACCGCATGCGCGCGATACTGAGGCTGTTTAAGCAACGCGGCTGCGCGGACTTCACCATGGCGGAGTGGGCGGAAGTTGACGCGCTCATAGGGCCCAATGCGTAACAAGACCGACTTTGTCCGCCATGCCGGCCTCGCCATGGAAGCGCTTTCCGCTTGTTTCACAGACGCCAAGGGCAAACCGCGCCCGCACCGCGGAACGATCACATGCCCGAAATGCGCCGGCACGATCGACTATCTCGCAAAGACTTCTGCACCCGGCACGATATGGGGCAAGTGCCGGACTGCCAACTGCCTCGAATGGATGGTGTGAAAATGGAAATGGGGAAGAAGCCGCTTTGTATTTATCACGGGTTTTGCGACGACGGATTCGGCGCCGCGTGGGCCCTACGCAAGGCAATGTCGCCGGACGCCTTCGAATACTACCCCGGCGTCTATCAACAGGAGCCGCCCGAAGTCACCGGCCGGCACGTTGTCCTGGTCGATTTCAGTTACAAGCGGCCTGTGCTCGAGAAAATGGCGGAGAGCGCCCGCTCAATTCTCATCCTGGACCACCACAAAACGGCGGAGGCGGATCTTGCCGGGTTTGGGATTCAGGCAAAGGAGCCGATCACTTACGAGCCGTGGATTTCATTGCTTGCCGCAGCCGATAACGAGGGACGCGCAGGGCCGGCGTCGAAGGTCGGCCTGGTTGCGACCGTGTTCGACATGAGCCGTTCCGGCGCCGGCATTGCCTGGGATTTCTTCAATCCGCTAACGCCGCGCCCGGAGTTCATCAACTACCTTGAGGACCGCGACCTGTGGCGCCAGAAGCTCCCCGGCGGAGACCAATTCACGATCGCGCTCCGCTCATATCCGCAGGATTTCAAGGTGTGGGACCGTCTCGCCCGCAACGTGGACGACCTGATAAAGGAGGGCCATTCGATACACCGCTACTATCGGTTGCGCGTGGACGAGCTCAAACGCGCGGCGAAGGTCTGCCAGATTGTTGTTTACTCCGACGACTGGAAGGCACCCCGCACCGTCAAATGCCGCATCGCCAATGCGCCGTACTTCGCAGCCTCCGAGGTTGCCGGCGAGCTCGCCACTGACGACGTTGATTTCGGAGCCTGTTATTTCGAGAGCGAGAAGGGCTGGCAGTATTCGCTACGGTCGCGCACCGATTTCGACGTGAGCGAGGTTGCGCTCGCTTTCGGCGGAGGCGGCCACAAAGCCGCGGCAGGGTTCACGGTCGCATCGCCCGTTCACGAGGCGCCGTTCTGAGGTTGTGTTCCCTCCTGCCATGCAGATTACCGCATGGATGGAATCCTGGGGTTTTGGACCGCCGCGCAGCAGGGCGAGGGAGCGACTGCTGCTAATCCCCTAATCGGAGATTATCCCATGTCTGACCTGTATATTGTGTCGCGCACTTCTTGAGCAATTAAGAGGTCGGGTGATTGATGCGCCGCTTTCCGCACAAGATTAGGGATTGAAACATAATGACACTGATTACAGATGAACTGGTTGAACGCACAATTGAGGTTTATGTCGGCATACCGTTCGCAGAATTTGCCGAGAACGCTCCAGAGACCGCATTGGGCGCGTGCCAACGAATGCACGCCGCTCTTTCTATTGCGGCGAGAGAAATAACAGAGGCTTGCGCGAAGGTGGCGCTGAACTGTCCGTTGGAAGCGGGGCGCGGCAACGTCAGAAAGTCGCGCCTCAGTTACCAAGAGATACAGTTTCAAATCGCCTCCGCCATTCGTGCTCTTGCCCGTGAGGTCGCGTGACCTCTCGCTGCCATTGCTGAAAAGCTCTGGAATAGGGACTCAGCGCTTGACGCAGGCCAGGAGCGCCGCCCGGAGTTTGGCGTCGTCCTGTTTCAGGATCGCGATATAGCCCTTTAGCCACGAAACCCCGTCCCAGGCCCCGAAGAAATCCGGGGTCAGTGTGGCGACGACAGGCTTCGCCGGCGGAGTGGGTACGGGTGGAATCGCCTTCTCCTCAATGCAGGAAACCGCCACCGGCACATCGACCGGCTTGGTGAGGACGATCGGTTCGCGCGGCAGCTCCGGCACGATCGGCGCGGCCGGCATGTGGCCGCAGGCCGTCCCAAAGAACATGATGCCAGCAATCAGCGGAACGTGGACATGATGGCTCATTGGATTGGCTCCTGGATGAGGGCCACAAGATCCTTGTACGTGCCACTTTCGGGCTTTCGCGCGGCCAGCGCTATCGAGAGCTGTTGCGCCTCCCGCTTGTGGGCGTCCGCCTCTGCAATCGCATCCTGCGCGCGCTTGGCTGCAGCCGCGGCGACGGTCCTTAAATCGTCTGTCGCCTTGTTCTGAGCGGTAATCGCCTTGTCCTGCTTGTCCAGGGTGTCGTGGCAAACGGCCAGGTTGTTGGTCAGGACCGAGATTTTGTCCCCGTCCGCTTTGGTCTCCGCGGCATGGGCCTTGTCAATGACCGCAATGCGGCCTTCTTCGAGATTGTTGTCGGTCCAGTATCCGGCATATCCGCCGGCGGCCAACACGCCGGCACCGGCGATGCCGAGGAAGATCCAGTGAATCAGTTTGAAGCCGGAGAACACGGAAAAGAAATTCATTGGAAGTTCCCCCTCACGAATCACCGCGACAATAGCGCCTTCTGCGCGCCCCATCGGTAGATTTTCGGCGCGTAATCCAACGTCTCTTTCGCATAGGGCCCGGTAATCTGTGGCAGACAGGCCATGATCTGTGCATATCCCGCCGCGTTCCTGCATAATTTCTGCGCTTTGAGGATATTCCCCAGGCCGGCGTTGTAGGACGCGAGCCCGAGTTTGTGCCGATCGACTTCCGGGCGAGGACTGGACCAATCCGACATGAGCCGTCCCATGTAGAAGGCGCCCGCCTGAATCGCGTACTTCGCGTCGTTCGGGTTCGCGCCTGGTACGCCCATCTGGCGGATCACATCAGCCCAACTTTGCGGCATGAACTGTGCCAGGCCCTTCGCCCCGACCGGGCTCACGGCGTCGGGGTTCAATCCCGATTCCTGCCAGAGCTGTCCCCAATACAGGGTCCAGTCAATCGTGGGGAGGTAGGTGTTCGCGGCCGTTCGAATCGGCGCGTCGTACCTATCGGATAATGAGAGCGGCTGCGACCATGCAGAAACCGATCCAGCGCAAACCGTAATACAGAGCGAGAGCGCGAGGCTCAGAGTGAACCTTGCCAATAACGTGCTCACTGAATTTGACCCCGTTGTTCCAGTTGAGGAATCGGGAGCCATAATAGACCAGCAGCAGCGCAAGCGCCGTGTAGAAAAGGTTTAGGCCGTTTGCCGTCAGAAAATAGTTCATCGCCCCCGTCCGCAATTCGTGACGATGAAGGCGATAAGGTAAGCGCCCCAAATCACGAAGAACACTTCGAGGAGGGTACGCGATTCGTGCGGCAATGCCATCAGTGAGTGGGCAGTCCAGCGAGCGGGATTCTGTAGCCGTCGAGAATTATCGCAATCACGGCGATAAGCGCAAAGACGACGATCAAAACCCGGAGCACGGTGTTGAACGGATCCGGCAGGCCGAGCGCACCAAGCGCCCACCAAAAGCAGTAAAAGACCAGTCCGGCCAGAACGAGCGTGAGCAACAAACTCAAAAGCGCCGCTACCATCATCGCGTCTCTCCTATTTTGCCTGTGCTGCAGCCGCCGCTTTTGCAGCGGGGCTCGGTACCGGCGTCGGGGTGACTGCCGGCCCCGGAGCCATCGGCGCCTCCGGTATCAGTTCGCGACACTCAGGGATGCGCTGGCTCGCTTTCGGGTTGATCACAGCGGCGTCGAGGTCAATCTGCAAATGCCGATAGGCGAAGTCCATCGAGGGGCCGTTGCCTTCCATAATCGCCAAACATTGCAACGTGCGATCGGATTTAATGTCGGACTCAATGCCTCTGGCAGCGGACATTTGCCCCTGTTCAAACAAAATTCTCACGTCGGATGCCAGCGCAAAACCGCTAATCCCCTGCCCTCCCCAAGAGAGATAACCAAGGGTGGCTATGATGTATAAAAACATGATGCCTCCAAGGATCACGATGGAATAAGCGACTCGCTGGCGCCACTCGTAAATCGCCTGCTCTTCCGTGGCACCCTTGACCGGCATTGACAGCAGCGCCATTGCCAGATTCTTGAAAAACTGGATCACTTACACCCCCCTACTCGCATCAACTATCAGCCTTTTGGCTCGCTCATCAGTTAGCAAAAACCCGTACAGCGGGTCCGCCAACTTCTCCGCTATTCCGCGGAGAACGAGTCGCCGCCCAGGCCGTGCCATTCCCTCACTAGCCTTGGCGTACTCTGCCACATGCGCGACCAACTCTTCGTCGAGCCGAAACTTGGGGTCTGCGATATAACGCCGCCACCAGCCCTCGGGGTCCAAACCGTGCCTTACCGAGTGGACCTGTTCATGCGCGAGCAGCGACGGTGTGATGTTAAGGCGCGACGGATTATAGATCGCGTCCCCGTAGCAGAAGATCACGTTACCGGAATTGGCATGCGGGAACGCGCGCAGAATCTCAGCAAAATTCGGTGGATGCTCGAGGACGATCCGCATTACGGGAAAACACCCCAAACCCGGTTGTAACTTGTTTTTCCGGGTGTAACGGGCGGACCAGGGGACGGCACAACACCGAGATAGATTCTGGCAAATCGGTGTGGCGGAATTGCGTTGCCGTGCGCCGCAAGGTAGGCGCCAAGGTAAACTGGAATCGGACCAATCCCCTCGGTGTAGGCGCCGCCGCCACTGATGCCGCCGGTAACAGGGTCAAAAATCTGCCCCGCCAGCGTGAGGCCGCGGTTCCAGAGCTGCGTTGTCACATTCCCATCGGTCAGATCGTAAATCAGGACGGACGTGCCAACGCCGGTGAGCGGCCGATAAAACAGCGGAAGTGTGCCGTTATAGAGCGAGCTCTGAAAATTCAGGAATCCGATGATGCCGGCTGCAGGGACGGCCGCCCGCCACAAAATCGCGCCGGTCTGCCCGTCCATTTTGACCAGGTAATTTTTATTGGTGACAGCGTCTCCGGTATCAATCCCGAAAATGGGATTGCCGTCCGCCATGTCGTACCCGGGCCCAAACATGGTCTGCATCGTGGACCAGGCCGGATCAATGTCGCTCGCATTGATGGTTCCGAGAACCGTCTGCGTCACGGCCGAATTGGGGAGGGTGTAGACGTCCGCCGGATCTATCGCGTCCCCGATCACATCATAGCGGTAGGCCGTGAAGAAGGTCCCGACTGCCACATATTCGTGGCCCATCACATAGAAACTGCCCTTCGACATTGTGGTGGGACCGGGACCCAGGGAGAACGAGGCTTCTGCAATCCGCACCGCGGACAGCAGTAGCGGCGAGCCCGTCGTGTCGACGTTGATTACCGTCACTTCTTTTTGGTGCGAAGCGCTGGTGTTGCCGCGCGAGACGATGAAATTGTGAGAGCCGCGCTGGCCGGCAATGACGCGCGCCGGGTTTGCGATGTGAATTACAACGCCGGTTATCGCATCGCAGGTCGAAATGGCCGCGTTGCCAGTTGCGATAATCTCATCCGAGACGAGCGTAGTCGCGTCGATTTTGGCAATGACCTGATTGGGCGTGACGGGCAGGAACAGCTTGCCCATCGGGTGATAACAACCGGGAATGTTGATCATCGAGAACGGCGGACCGGGCCCGAAAATATCCTCCTCTGTCGCCTGCAGCGTCTCGGTTCCGGTCGTCCCACCATTGAACTGCTTGATCCCGTTGCCGAGCTCCTGCTGAAACACGCGATCGTTTTCGTGATCGACAAAGAGCGCGCCGCCAAAGGGCGTGTACGGAACAGGCGTATCGGCGCCGACAAGCGCCAGCAGCGAGCCTTGATCAATCGACATTACAGGTGCGCCACGAGACTGAGGGTGAAACGGGTAATCTGATTATCAATCGACGTGATCGAATAGCGGATTGCAGCCGGCCCCGATATATCGAGGGCCCATCCCGTGAGCGTCGTGTCGATTGAGCTTTGCGAATCCCCAAGCGTCGGCGGCGCGGAGGCCACGATTGAGTCCGTCAGCACAGGCGGGTTGTTGGCGGAAAAATCGTTTACCCAAACGTCCAGCTCAATGCTCCCTGGGAGCGTCGATTGCAGGACATTCATTGTCAGGGTGCAATCGACCGGGACAAAGGAATCGCCGCAGATCCCGGTGGGCGGGATTCCGCCGTTTCCGTCGACGGTCATTTCCGCGACGAGGAACGTACCGTTTTGCAGGACGGGCGGGATATAGGGCGCGACCGGATCGGCCGTCCAGACTTCAACATCGTTCGCGTCCGTCAGCATCACTTTGTATTGGAGAGGCTGCAGGAAAATGTTGGGCAGTATGCCGGCCGCGTCCGCGACGACCGGGTTATCATTTGGCGTGTCGAGGGTCGGATCCGAAAAGGTCGTAAGCGGCGTCGACGTTCCAGACGCGAAGAAATACAGCTTTGCGCCAGGCAGCGGAGCGCCAGTCACGGACGGCGCGTATTGATGCGGCATGACGAAACGGGACCAGGGTGTAGCGGCGCCCATTATTGCTGTCCTTTTTGAAGCGTTCGGAGTTGGTTGCGCTGGTCCGGTGTGGCGTAGCGCGGAGCCCGCGCCCGCGAGGCCGGGGTCGCCCAGGAGCGCAGCAGGTAAACCCGCTCCCGTGCCGTCATGCCGAGTTTGGCGAGCGCCCGAGCGGCCCCGTTCTTATCGCCGGAATCATATTGCCGGTGAATGTCCGGCAGCGCCGCTTGAATAGCCTGTTCGTGCTGGCTTCGAATATCGTGCGCGAAGCCGGCCGCAGGGCCTCCCGGATAGCCGCGGCGAACCGTAACGCCGACCGTGCGAAGCGCCAGTTTGGCCGCGTCCGTGCTTCGCGCCTGTCCCATGAGGATATTGTAACCGGACTCAATCTGATCCATCGGCAAAAAGGCTTCAATGTAATGGCCGATGATCTTGCCCATGACGACTTCCGGGCTGTCCGAGGGTTGCCAGAGTTTCTTGTCGCCAATGCCGGCGTTGTTCGAAACCATGTCGAGGGTCGGCCGCGCGAACGGCGAGAGTTTGCTTTTCAGCGTGGCGAGCGGCGCCTCCGTCCAGTTCGCATATTCTTCCGCGAACTTCCCGAGCGGGTTGCGGGCGTAAATCGCCGTCCCCTGCTTATCGTATCCAATAAGGACGCGGCGGAGCGGCATGCCCGTCTCAGGGTCAATCTCGTTTGTCGCGGTCGCGGAAATCAGATCCAGCGGAATGAACGGATTGAGCAGCCGGAGCGGGTGGGCCTTGATGCCGGCGCTCAGGCTCTTCAAGCGATCGACATAGTCCTGCCAGATTTGGTCGCCGTTCGAACGCGCGGTCAAATAGGCAATGCCGTTGGTCAGCAGCGAATTGGCCGCGTACATCATCGCGACGTCAATCGCCACAATGGCGATCGTCTTGCGACGGGCGAGAGAAGTCACCTTCGACAGCGTTTCAGCGCCAGCATCCCGGAGGATTTGCGCCTGCAGGTCGCGCGGGAGACCGTTGATCATATCCTTGACCACGGCCAGGTTGCCGAGGGTGTAGGTGCGCGAGAACAGGACCACGTTCGCGATCTTGCGGGAGAGCTGAGACATTGCCTCCCGCGGCAGAGTGCCGGCGTAGCGATTCGCCCAATGCGCCGCCATCCTGTCCGCAGTCTGTTGGTCGTAACCCTTCGCGACCATGTTATCCGAGAACGTCTTGAAGAGCCCCGCTTGCAGGTCCGCCACGCGATCCCACAACAGCGTATTGTGGAGAAAGTCGCCCATCGCATCGACTGAGCGATAAACCTTCTCCCCGGCTTTCGGATCAAACAGCCCCGGTACCGCGCCCAATATCTGCGCCGTCCAGGAGCGGCCAGGACGGATCTGTTCGCTTGCCGCCACGCCGGTAATGTCCTGCATTTCGAAGTGGCGCCCTATCGGGACGAGACCGGCGAGAATCGCGCGGGTCATAACCTCCGGGTCGTTCTTGATAAGGTTGCCTTCGGCCAGGATCTTGAGATTGGCGCCTTTGAACGTGAGCAGGCCCTTTGGGTCCGCCGGCAGCGCGCGCCCGAGCTCCGTCAAAAGATGGAGCTGCACGAAGGGCGAGAACATGACGTTATTCATGGCCTTGCCCTTCAAGGTCATAAACGCCTGGTAGGCCGCGCCGTCCGGCGATGCGAGCACCGAGCGCAGCGGGCCCTCGAAATCATCGCGGACGTAAATCGGCACACGTTCGAAAACGGTTGTGCCGTCCTCATTCTTCATTGCCGACAAGCGCCCGGTGTCGGGGTCTCTTGTGAACCGCGGGCGCCAGGTCGTGAAAGCGGGATTGCCGTCAATCGTAAACCAGCGGTGTTCCGCGTCCACCGGCGGAGCGCCCTCAACGACCGTCTCCTCCCCAACCTGCCGTCCGGCTTCCTTGATCGAATTGATCAGCGCGCGTCCCGCAACCGCTTCGCGCAGTTTCATAGTCGCCAGCGGCAAGGTCCGAATATCCCGGACGACTTTGGCCTCGGTGTCGAATTTGGCCGATGCCGCCGCTTCGCTCTCCTCAGTCGTGAGGTACTTGCGCTGTTTGAGGTTTGGCGTCGAAGTCCGGACCTGCCGGCCGTAGCCGGGGATCGACCGTGCCTCATTGCCGCGCAGCGGTTTGGCCCCGCCTTCCGCCATATCAACAAACATGCGCGGGACGTAGGACGGGAGCCCTTCGTTCTCTACACGGACGAGCCCGACAGCCTTTGCCGCCTCCCATGTCATTTCCGCGTCACGCTGTTGCGCCAGGACCTCATCGCGCTCCTCGGCCGTGAGACGGGCAAGGCCGTATGGCTCAAGACGCTCGCCCTCAAAGTCGTTTCGGCCCCGTTGCCGCGCGAGTTGGCGCTCGACCGATTCCTCATCGGCCGCTTCCCACATGCGTTTGCGCTGTTCGGGCGTGAACCTGTCTTTCAACCGCTTATCCATCTGCTGCCCGTGCCAGTGGGCGAGACGGATTCTGTTGGCCCAATCCTTCACCACGGCGCGCGCGGCGTCTCCGCCTTCTGCCATCGGGGCGAGGAGCATCCGGAAGTTGCGGACGATTTCCTGCGCGCTACGGGCCGGATCTTGCAGCTTCTCCGGGAGATTGTCGGGGTTGAGTTGCAACCTGGTCGCGCGCCCAAATGGCCGCGGTTCCGACTTCGACGCCGCGGCTACGAAGCCGCGAACGCCGCGGTTGCCGATTTCGCCGGACTCAATGCGGTCGAAAATGTTGCGCGCCGTGACGTCGCCACCAAATGTCTTTCGCAGATAGTCGCGGACGGTATCGAGGAGCTTTGCGAGCCTCTCAAAAATCGGCCGTACCAGCGCAGGCACAATGCTTGGCGCCTTCCGCCACGCGGCAAAGTGGTCCGCAATCGCTTCTTCAATCTGTCCGTCCGCGTCCATGTGGGCGTAACGCGCGGCTATGTTGTGTTTGCCGATCCAGTCGCCCTTGCGCGCAGCGGCTTCGAGCTTTGCCCATTCGCCGGAGCTCAGGAACCCGTTGTGGCGGAGCCAGTGGATTGCTTCGTGCCGCAGCGTATGGGCTGCATCCGGAGAGCGCAGGGACCAGGCGATAACCCGGCGCGCGCCCAGGGCGGTAAAGCCGGTGATGGAGTTCTCACCGATTTCCTTCGCGAATCCCTTGGTCGCCGGGGAAATACTTTTGGCGACGATAACTTCCGCCTTGGGCACGATGCGATTGGCGATTTTCGTTACTTGCGCGATCACAGCGCTTTCCCGCGCCGATGGCTTATCAGGGAGTTGGGCTATGACGTCGTCAATCAGGAGCGGCCGTTTCAGGCCGCCACCGGCCTCTTCTGGCCGCTCGCGGGCGCGCTCGAATAGCGGCTGGCCCCGCATGACGGACTCACGCATGGATTCTGTGATGGGGATGCTGTGGACGGGAGTGCCCTGCCTTGGGCCTTCTCGCATCCGGCCACCAAGATATTCCGCCGCCGCTTCTGAGAGATGCTCATTCGCGGCTTCCTTGAACGGGCGTCCGTCCTCGATTGCGTAATAGAGGCTGCGGATTTGGTTCTTTACGCCAGATGGCAGGGCCTCCCACGATCTACCGGACATTTTGTAGGCGACGGCTTCCTTTGAAACGTCGGGGCCTTCATAGAAAGACAGAGCGTTTCCGGGTCCAGAGACCGTCGTTTCCTCAACCTTCGCCCCCCATTTCTTGACGTACTTGTTCGCGAATTGCGGGATGATCTTGTCGTAAAATTCCCGCATCCCCTTCCCGCCCACTTTGAGGTCGAGGCCGCCGTAATTCTTCCCGAAGTATTTGGTATCCGGCTTTGGCTGCGCCTCATATTCCTTCGCGTCTTTAATGATTTTCTCGGCAAGATCCTTTCCCACATAGTCGGCAAGGTCCGCCTCCGTCCGCGTATCGTTTCCGATTTCGTCGCCGTGTTTGTAAACGCGAACGGTATATTTGCCGTCGTCCTCTTTTACGACGTCGAGTCTATCGACGTGCTTCGACAGGTCGTAGCGATCGGCGTTTGTGTCGCCCGTGTCCCAGGAGAGCCGGTCGTAACCGTTTTCGGCCGCGTAGCGGAGCAGCCGCTTGAAAACGAGTTCGTGCCATGAGTTCTTGAATGGCGCGTCCGGGACGCCGTTTTTTGCCTCCCTCGCCGCCTTGAGTTCCTGCCTGGCGCGGGACCAGCGCTCCGCAAGATCCCTGTCCGCTACGGTATCGTAATCCCAACTATACGGGTCGCCGCCGATTGCCGCGCGCGCCGTGGCTACGTCGTCAAACCCGAAATTGTCGTGACGCTTCACCATTTCTGTGACTTCCGGCCGCATGTCGTCGTAAGCCTTTTCGGCCGCCTTGAAGCGCTCCTTATGGACTATCCCGCTGTACCCCTGCTTGCGGCCCCTTTGATGCCAGTCGCTTTGAATCTCCGCTGTGTGGAGGACTTTCTCGCCATTGGGGCCCACGCGATCATCGACGCGGCCGTGTCCGACGACGTTCGGCTCCTCAAAGTGTCCGGTGTTAAAATCCTCTGTACTTCCGACCCGGTTGACGACGCCACCGGCGCCATCATCCATTGGGATTCGTTTCAACTCGCCGCCGCGCGATGGCAGCGTGAGTTTGATTTCGCGATAATTCTCGCCGCCCTTGAGGCGCCAGCCGCCGAATTTTGTCGGGGTCTTGATTTTCCCCTCAGACGGCAGGCCTTCATATTCGTGCGGGCCAAATTCCTTGTTCAGCGCCTTGAGCCGGTTCTCCGCTTCATGGTGGCTCATCTGGCCGCCACGATCGCGCAGATTCACAATCTCATCATAGCGCCGCTGATACTCTGCCGTTTTCTCCGGCGACCACGGTTCACCGCCAATGCTCTCGTGAATCTGAACTTCGTGCCCGCTCACATGGGCGAGCAGTTCATCGCGCGTGATCGGCTTCGTCTGCCCACGGAGAAAGTCCTCAATGTGCGACCATTCCATTTCTTCGGACTTAATTCCGGGCGTGTTTCGTAACGTGGCGAGCCACTGAGCGCCGGTCGCCTTCGCCGTCTTGGAGGTTTCGACCGCGCGCGTGAGAGCGGAGAAGAACGGCTTTTCAGCCGCCTGCAGTTGGAAAAGCGATTTCTGCTTTGTCGGAGGCGGACCAAACATATCGGGTTCGCGCGACTTCTCGGATTTCGGCCGGACATATTGTTCCGCCTGCCGCCGCGCGATCGTGCGCGTGTGCTCCTCGGCTTTCATCCTGGTAGCGGTTTCGTCCGACCGCCTTTGCAGGTCAGCCTCAATGCGCTCACGGGTCGCGGCGTCGGCGTTCTTGTGGATCAGCGCCTCGGTCTCGGTCGCCTTCTCCATGCCGGGGAAAACATATTGCGGGAGCGCGCGGCCGTGTGCGTCGACGGCGCCGGGTTCGGTGATTTTCTCCTCTTCTTCGCGAAGGCTGTCCCGGCCTTCGAGGAGCTTTATTTGCGTGGGCTTCCGGTACGCTTTAGGTGGAGTGCGTCCAGGACCGTTCTCCGGGCGAACTTCATTTCCGGATGGTCTTTCTGCGCTTCGGTTTCGCGCAAAAATGTCTTTAATTGTTCCATCGAATGATACGGACCCGGCGGGTCGATAAACACCGGATGGCCGGCGTGGAGCGAGCTCGAAGCGCTTGCTGTCCTTGAGGCTTTCCCTGATGCCACTTGCGGCCTCCTCTATGGCCTGTTCGACCCAACCGCGATGCCGAGCCGGCACTTCGTAATTCGTGGTGTAATCAATCAGCCCCGCGCGGTCCAGCGCTGCATTGCGGATATAGGCGCGGAGTTCGCGGCCTTCGTCCGGGTGCATTTCGCCGCGCTCGAATATCGGATAGCCGTATTTGTCCGCCGCCTTCCCGGCGTTGTACGCGGCGAGCTGAAACTCGAGACGACCGACCGGCTGTGAAAATTTCGTCCCCACGTTTTTGAGCGGCCGCGCCAGGGTCGCGACGTGGAAATCCCCGTTCTGGCCTATGACGACCATCCCAAGATGGCCGGGATAATTCAGCGCAACGACGTCAGGCTCAGAAGGGCCGGAACCGCTCGGATGATTGTGCAGCGAGACGATGCGAGTTTGTGGATCTTCCCACATGGCGATTGTTGTCGGGCCAAACGTAACCGCCTCGGGTTGCTCGCTCGTATGGGCTTCAATCCCCCCGTTCGAGTGAACAATGACCATGCTCTCATTGCCGGTCTGCCGGCCGCGCTCCATGACAAACGAAGCGCCGACCCTGGCACCGTTGACCGGCTCATAGGCGAGCGGTACCCCGAGCCTTGCCGCGTAGGCGCGAACATCGGTTGTGATGTTCGACATGGCCGCTCTCAGGCCGCGGGTGAACTTAAATGTTTGATCCCGTGGGAATGATTCTACTGGACCGGGCCCCGGGGCGGCTCCGGCTCTTCCGCCAGTGTCCGCAGTTTGCCAGCCTCCCGGAGACGCATTGCCCGGAACTTCGGATCCGGCTCCTTGGCCGCCTGGGCTTCGAAAACCCTCGCCATCGCTAGATAGCCCGGGCGTAGTATCGGTCGCTCCGCCAAGTTCCTGTCTCCTCTTCGCGAGCGCGAGGATATCCGCCGGCGAGGTCGGCGGCAATCCTAGCAGGTTTTCGCCACCAACCGCTTTTGCCGCTTCCTGCGTGAACAACCGCGCCGCGTCTGCAAGTGACTTTCGGCCAGTCGGGCGCTTCCAGTTCTCCGTGTCACGGAACATCAGCCGCAGCCATGACTCGGTGAGCGGGTCAATCATCTGTCCAGTAAACACGTCTCTCTGGATGGTCAGGTCTCCGAGCTTTACGCCTTCCTGCCGCGCGCGTTCGACCAGGTTCGCAGCGGCAAGGAAATTCGCGGTTTGATCCATTTCCGCCGGTACAGACCCTCGCCGCACCGCAGCACGAAGCCGCGCCCACTCCGGGGCAACGTCCAGCATCGCGCCGCCGATCGCTTTAATGTCCGAGTCCGGACTTTCGGACACGTTCTCCACCAGCGCGGGATCGCCATACGCCTTCGCGAGCAATGCGTTCTGTACGCGCCGGATGCCGTCCTGGGACAGCGAACCGTCCCCTTGAACCATTTTCCCGTATTCCCCCGGCGTGAGCGCGCGAGCGGCAAATTCACGGATGAACGGTCGGTTCTGCACCATCTTGACGTCACCGCCCTGGTACAGGTCGAGCGCTTCGTCGCCAAGCGCGTTCGCGTCAATCATGGCCTGTTCGGTCGACGAGTATTGGCCGGTCCCCGACTGATTGGCCTCACGGACGAAGGCCCCGCGCTCCGCCGGAGTCATTTCCTGATTGCGGACGCGCACAAGAACCGGCGCCGTCATGCCATCGACGGGATAGCCTTGGTCTTTCAGATATTGCCTGTAACCATCGGCTGCGTCCGAACCGTCCGCATACGCCCGCTGGATGGCGAGCGTTCGACCATTGCCCGATTCCACAATTCCGGTCGGGGAAATAATCGGCGCGCCATCGGTAGCTGTGGCGGACTTGTCGAGCAGTTTTGGATTTAGGTTTTGCGCGATCGTCGCGATCTGCTGTTGGCTCACGGCGCGCGAGCGGTCGCGCGGCTGCAGCTCCGGCGGAAAATCCTTGTTCGTCACCCCATCCAGCGTTTGCGACGGGACCAGGTGATTTGCTTCGACCACCGCATACTGAACCGGCACTTCGCGCCCGGTCGACGTCACCGCAACATCGTCCCCAATTACGCGCCGCGGTATTCCGCCATCGCCTTGTGGGGCCGCTGTGACCTCTGGCGCGGGGCGCGGAGGACCGGGCACCGGTGGAGCGGGTGTGACGGAAGGGGGTAGGACAGAGGCCGGTGGAGGAGGCTCACCGGGGCGCGTGAGGCCGATTGCACCGAGACCATTATCCACCGGCGGAGTCGGACGTGCTTCCGGAGCTTTGGGTGCAGGGGCCGCCGCGCGTGGCTTTGCAGGGGGAACCGGCTTTGCCCAATCCGGGACTTCGACGCGCGGGACTTCCGGATGGCCGCCGCGCATGGCCTCAATCTCAGCGCCACCGAATATGTCGCGCGCAATGTCCTGTGCCTGCTGCTGCGGGAGCCCGGCGCCAGTCAGCACGTTCGTAAGGCCCTGAGCCCCGCCATGCAGGACGCCCTCAAAGGCCCTGCCCATCAGGTTCATTGCCTCAGCGCCGGTATATCCGAGCGTGGTCGCCAGATAGCCCGGAAGCGCGTTCCAGACCGTGAGACTTTGCTGCGTCGGAGCAACGCCCATCTTCTGCAGGAAATCGACGGTTGCATTACCCATTTCACCGAATGGCGCTCCGCCTTCCACGAACCCACGAACCGCAGCGCCAGCCGTGCTTTTGTCCGCCTCAAACGGCGTCAACTCTCCCGTTTCGCCTTGAGCAACATTCGCAATGCCGCGCGATGCCACCGAGCCACCCGGACCTTTCCCGGACTTGAGATTGGTCGTGAGCCAGTTTTCGACGCCCTGCCAAAACGTCGGCTTTGGCGGGTCAAGATCATCGAATGTGATCGGCCCGGATTTCGGAACGTCAAGATCATCGAAAGTGATAGGTCCGCCGGATGCAGCCGGAGCGCCAGCAGTCGGGGCCTTGCCCGTCGCCAGTTTGACGCCTGTAGCCATCTGTTGCGGCGTGTACGGATTTTTACCGTTTTCGCGCGTGAAGATGGCGCCCAGGAATTGATTGACCAGGTTTGGGTCGGAGAGGTCGAGAGGATCGTCGGGCTTCACGCCCAATTCCGCGGCCACCTGGGCGACATACGCCGGCGTGTCGTTCTCGTTTGGAGGAGCCCAACCGTTTTTCGGGTCGCCAATAATCCCGGCGACAGTAGTCAGCCCGTGCTTCTCACCCTTGGCCTGCAGATTGATTGCAGCCGCCCGGATTCCGTCCTCGGGAGTGCCAAAGGTCGCAAAGCCTTTGTTGGCTCCGGTCTGCCCCTGCCACTTGGTTTTGTCCGCGCGGATATTGCCGGGATTGTTGTTGCGGAGCCCCGCAGGGACGACAGCAGGCTTCGCGGGAGCCGGCGGAGTGCCGGTCTCACTCTCAGCCGGTGCGGGCGCCTGTGACGTGTCAGGCGCCGCAGCGCCGCCGGTTTCATCCGTTTGATCAGAGCCCCCCGCGGCGTCGAGGTCGTCGAAGGTAATAACGGCCATATCAGAGACCGTTGATCGGGATGCCCGCCGCCTTTAGGCGGTTGAGAATGGTCGCCCGTTGATCAGGATGCTTCTGCAGCGCCGTCCGGGCGGCATTGATCGACGCCGTCATATCGGCCTGGGACATTGGCGCGCGCGCCGGTCCCGGGGCCGCAGCTCCCGGAGGCCCTGCCTGTGTGATCTGAGCGGCAATCTCAGCCGCTTTCTTGTTGATCCACGCCTCGGGGCCGCCTTCCGGCTGAAAGCCCGGATCCGAAAGTGTCGTGTCGTACAGTTCGCGCGAAGCCTGGGTAATCGCGTATTTCTGGACTTCCTGGGGAGAAAGCGTCCGCTTGCCCTGGGCATAATCGAGAGCGCCCTGAGCATCGCCCGGGTGGGTCGCGAGCCAAGCCTGCTGCTTATACATGAACAGGGAGGTTTGCGCGGACGGCTTGGGCCCGAGCGAACTGCCACCAACCTTTTCCTCGCCCGAGGTCTGTTCGACATAGACGCCCTTGCCGGTACCCTGTTGCGTCCCGGAGAGAACGTATTTTGGCTCGTACAGCGGCTTGGGCTGTGGGGCCGGGAGGCCGGATTGCGCGGCTTCAAGATCAGCGGCGCGCGCGGCCAGAATGTCCCGGCGCGGGATAACCTGTTCATTGAGGAATTTGTCGACGGCCGCGTGGTTTGTCGCGTAGCTGAATTTGTCCGTCCGGTTGAAGTCGAGACCGGCAAGCGACGGCGGAATCTGCACCCCGGCCGTTTTCAACTCAGTGATTTCATCGCGGAGCTGTTCCGGCGTTTGGGCGCGCCCGAAAGCCGAAATGATCTTGTTGTAGGTCTCCAAGGACTTCTGAACCGCTGGCGCCGGCGCCGTCGCAATCGCACGGCTGTATTGGTCGGTATCGAATCCGGCCGCCGGCTTGTTTGTGCCATCGGCGCCACGGCGTTGTCCGGCCTGGGTCCGCGGGCCATAGGTGTCGGCCACGTTTTCCGCGAGCTTTGACGTGTAATTGCCGATGTACTGCTTTGCGTTCTTGACCCCCTTATCGGCGGCCTCCTGCATCTTTTGGTCCCAAATATCGGCCTGGGCCTTGGGATCGTTCGGGTCCGCCGCTTGCGCCGCGCGCGCCGCCTCCGCGAGAAGCCCGTTTTGATAGTCCTGGGTCTCGGTGTCCGACTTCTGCCCCGCGGCCTTTATCGTGTACGGCGCCAGCTTGTTCGCCGTATCGAAGCGGAGTTGCGATTCCCCCAATTCGGTTTGGGCTTTCTGGACGTCAATCGGCGCGAGCTGCCGCGCCTTGTCGTAATTGAGCTGTGCCGTCCCAATGTCCAGCGGCGTCAACGCCTGCATGCGCTTGTATTGGTCGCCAGCCTGCGCCAGCGAAAGCGGAGACGCGATCGGCGTTGGAGGCGCAAAATCGGGGAAGGGACCGGCCATTTAATTAGCCCGTAGGACCAGGTGCAGCCGCCGGCATGGGAGGCGCCGGACCCGCGTCAGCCGCAGGCCCCATGCCAGCATCCGGCGAGGGAGCGCCCATCGCGGGCGCCTGTGGGAAGGCCGCACCGCCGCCCGGAGTGCTCGGGAAGGCCATGTTTTTCGGAGGCGAAAACGCCGTGTGGCCTTCGACCGACATTTTCTGCCGGCGCATGTGCGGCCGCGATCCCGTCAGCCTGGCGCGCGGCATGCCCATTTTGTGATGTTTCGCCATCAGAGTCTCCTATGCCGCCATCGGGTAATACTGCCCGGTAAGCTGGCTTGGGGTTATGGGGATCGTCCCCGGAATGTTGTCGTTTGAGCCCTGCAGCATCGAGTAAGCCTGCAGCGAATTGTTGATCGTGTTGCCAAACGTCGAGGCCACATTGTTGATGCCGTTTCCAACCGCGCCGGCGCCAAGCATCTGCATATTGCCGGCCGTCGAAGCGGCGTTCTGCCCCTGGGTACCGACCCCCGCAGCCGAGTTCTGGCCGATCTTCGCGAGGTCCATGTTCTGATTGAAGTAGTTGCCGAAGAGCTGGTCCGCCATTCCCTGATTGTAATTGACGGTATCCTTGAGCTGCCCGCCGGAGAGCAGGAGCCCTTTCGCCGCAGCCGTGCGGTCGAGACCCTGTTGCCCCTGCTGCAATGCGAATTGGTATCCCGGATAATTCCGCAGGCCGTTGAGCATGTTCGCGGACGCCGTGGGCCCGCCCGCGCCCATGAGATTCTGCAGATTGGAGAACGCCGTTTGGCCGCCCATCATGTACGGCGCCAGGTCACTCCGCGTCTGCTGATACATTTTCATTTGGTTTGCAGCGGCATTATTCGCCGCGCCGGCCTCCGTGCTGGCCGCGGACATTGAACCATACGCCGACAGCCCGCCGCCGATCACAGATCCGGCGACGGCCGCAACCGGGAGGCTGATACAGACCTCGCAAAGCATCAGGCGATCGAGGCAGTAACTCCGTTCACGGAACATCAGAGTTTCATCCTGTAAACGATTTCAGCGGGGCGGGCCCCCAGGCGGGAAAAGAACGACGACAGCCGCGGCGGACTGTCATTCCAGAAATGCGGGTAGCACTCCACGGCGCCGGATTGGCGGAGCCACGCCAGCGAGCGGCGAAACAGCTCCAACGCAAGAGTCCCCTCACGCCGCGAGGGATCAATGTACCAGCCACTTTGCAGCGCAATCTTCTGGCATGTGATCAGCGATTTGGTGATGAACCAAACGCAATACCCGATGAGACGCCCGCTTTCGCGCGCCGTCGCGATCAGCAGAGCGCCAGCACCTTCGAGAGCCTTCGCCTGGGGAAGGTCGAAAGAAAACTCCTCCGCCGTGCAGGCTTTCACTTCCGCGCAATGAGCCCGCATCAATGGCTCGGCCTCCGGCCAGAAACGGGCAAGCGTTTCGCGCGCAATCACGAGCACGTTGCGAGCTCCGCTTTGAGTTTGGAGAGCATCGACGCGCGATTCCGCAACAGCGCCATGCGGGCCTTAATATCAATCTGGATATTGGTCGCGGCGAGCTTGGCGTACCAATCAGGATCGAACGGAACACCGAGGCAGGTTTCGAAAATGTCCCGGCATACCCACTGGCTTTTCAGGTCCTCATAGCTGCAGCTTTTCACGCCCGGGTAGTAGGAGAAATCCTCGAGCATCTTCGCCCGTTCGCGCAGCTCGGTATATGGCACCTGAACGCCGCAGCGCTGCAGAGAAATCATCACATCATCGACCGGACGGCGGACGGCGATAAACTTCGATTCCGGGAATTTCAGCACAAGCGCCTGCCACGCGATCATGGCGCCGGTTTCAACCGTGCCGCGCATCATGGAGACCGCAGCAACAAAATCGCCCACGCTGTCGCAGTTTACCGCTGTGTCGTGGCCGACAATCGCGCCCTTATAGGAAAGAAACGCAGACAGCCATTTGCTGCGCGAACGCGGAAGCGTCAGAATGAAAAATGGTTTAGCGCCCAAGCCCCGCCAGCCCCCGAGGAGAGAATACGACTATCGCTTTCTGTCTATCTGAGGCTGGCTAAGGATTTGGCGACACGCTACGGAGAATCACCACTAACACGGGAACGTGCCCGGTTCCAGATTCATCATCCCGCAAGCCACGCCGCGCCGTCCGAATAGACCGGACATTTGACCGCACCGCCGCCAACGACAGCCGTCGCGAACGCCGGCCCAAGCGCATCCGTCACGAAGGCCCGCGCGCCCGCACCGGACGCGCCAGCCGCCGGCAGACTCCCGACAACGCCGGTGAAGATGTATGCGGACAATATCCCGCCACTGAGCGAGAGCCCGGTCGCAACCGTGATTTCCTGGGTCGGCCCCGCGGAGCCCGCCGATCGACCGAGTATCCGCGCATCGGTGACGTCCTGGATCTTCGCGTAGGTAACGTTCTTGTCCGTGATTTTTGCCGTCGTCACGGCGGCCGCAGCGAGCTTCGCTGTGGTTATGTTTCCGTCCGCGACCTTTGGTGTCGTAACGGCAGCGTCGTCAATTTTGCCCGTCGTAACCGCCAGGTCCGCGATTTTGCCGGTCGTAACCACAAGCGGCTGAATCGTCGTGACGCCATCGGTCGTGATCTTAACATCGCCGTGCATCCCGAAAAGGATTGCGATTTTGTCGATAACCCCGCCGCCGCCCTGTATCCCGGCCCAAAGCGATTGCAGGAAGTTGAGCGCAGGGACCGTGAGATAGCCCTGCCCCTTGAACCGCTCATCCTGCTTCGTGAACGGCACGTTTGCGAGTGGCGGCTGTAATTGGCCGCTCGGGGCCGGAGGGAGTTGAGCCATCAGGCCATTCCAGGATTCGCGTTTCCGTGTGTGGCGATCAGTACCCGTTTGACCGGATCTGTAATCACCAGCTCAAAGACCCACTGATAGGCTTGCCCGAGATTGATCCAGCGTTGGCGGGTCTGGAAGTCACCGATTTTCCCGAGCGAGCGCGCAGGCTGCAGCTTCGACCAGGTACGCCCGCCATCCTTCGACCAGCGCAGCATCACCACCGGCGAGGAGCCCTGCCCGGATTCCAGCCCGACGCCGTTCTCCATGTCCAGTTCGAGGCGCTTGACGAACACGCGCCGTTTGTCGGCATGCACGGGCGAGGAGTGGGCGAGCATCGGAAGGGTGTTCGCACCCTCCAAATAGGCGTTCCAGTCGAGATTCCAGATGGTCCCGTTCGCGTAATCGCCAATCAGGATGCGGTTATAGACTTCGGCCGCGCAGTTGCCGCGCCAGCGGCCCAGGCTGTTGTTGTTCTCATCCCACGATTCGCGTTCGTGCCACTGTTTTGTGGACAGATCCAAAACCCAGGTATGCGGGACGCTCGGGAAGGTCAGATGAATCATCTTGTGACCTTGGAGCGTGTAGGTGAAGCAAAAGGCGTCCGAGACGTCGCCATAACTGGAAATCGCCTTTTCGACCGCGTGGGTCGATTGGCGAATCGCGACGTTGCCCTGTAGCCGGTAAAACATATTGTCATTGCCGAGGAAAAACAGCGCGTCGTCCTGGGCAATGATCGAGCCCGCCGCCTTGCACCCTCTCGGGATCACGCCGCCGGCGTAGCGCGCGAAGGGGAAGTTCTGCGCGCCGGCGTCATACCACATTTCGATATGGTTCTGACCAAACAGAAAAAGGAGCTGCAGATTCTTCGCCACGCCAATGAGGAGCCCGGAATCGGCCTCCGCCGTCGCAAAGTCGTCCCCGTTGTAAAGCAGCCCGTCGAGGAGCCCGGAGATAAAGTATTGGTTTGTCCCGTGCCGGTTGAGGACAAACACATCGTCGAAAAACGTCAGGGTGTCGGCGCTGAAAAAGTTGGGACTGACGATCTGCTGAAAGGCGCCCGTCGCGACCGTCGCGATGTACCCGGCAACGCCGTTAATCACCATGACCTGATTCCCGTTGTCGCACATGACCACGGGCGAGAGGCCGGAGATTCCGGAGCCGATCTTGCGGAAGCCCCCGTTTGTGTTGAGCCGGTACAGCGTATCGCCGCCAACCGCCCATAGGTTGCCCCGATAATTCCACATGCCGCGCACGGGATACGTCGGCAGCGTCGTGAAGGGCGTCAGCCCGGGAGCTCCAAAAATCGGGACCTGGCTCTTGGTCCCCTGGGGCTCGGATTCAATGAAGCAGTTGAGCATCCTCTGAGCCGAAAGCGGGAGGCTTTGGCTCTCATAGGACTGCATGCCGAAAACGATTTCAGGCACGGCCTATCTGCCTCCGGGAGAGTAGCTGCGTCCGAAAAACACGCTTTGCGGTTCGCGGTCCCAACCCTGGGCCATTTCGAGCTTTTCCGCCGCCCGCGCCACGATGCGATCGTAGCGCTCTGCCTCAACGTCGTAGACCGGACCAACTTCCTTCGACAGGTTCCAGTCGAGAGTGTTTATCCATTCCTGTGGAAGATCCGGAAGATCATCGACCGTAACAAAGCTCTCAATCGGCCGGTACCAGGTAAACCGGATTGCGCTGCTGGCATTGACGGGCGCCGGCCACACGAAAAACTCGCCCTGCACCCGCGCCGGATTGTAATAGGCCGAAGTCGGGATTCCGGTCGCGTTCTTGTTCGGCAGGTTCATATACTCCGCCCGCGACAGCATTTGCCCCGGGCTGAGCCCCATCGGGGTTTCGAGAAGCCCCTGCCAGGCGAGACGCCGCGACGAGACCACGCGCAACGGGCGCACGATGTTCGCCGTGTAGGACCAGTCGAAATTGCCGGCGGACGCGCTCGAAGGCATCGCGGCGGACAATGTTAGAACATTGCCGGTCGGATCGTCCGCGGCCGTCGTCCAGAAGGCCGAGCCCGTGTCCAGGACAATCCCGACATTATCGCCCTTCGCGATCCCCGCGGCGCTTACGAGGTTCACGCTTGTATCGCCCGCGGCTGCGGACAAGTTGAGCGTAGACTGCTGATAGGAATATGCGTCCGCGCAATGGTCCGTCGTGGTGCCACCGAGGAGGTAGCGCTCCTGATTTGGTTGCAGGAACAAGACCGCTTCCCGGACGGTCCAGATATGCAGCCCGGAAGTTTCCCATTCCTTCACCATAGAGTTGAGGGCCCGGAAGCACGTCTTGAACATGCCGGCAGTCGGTGTCTCATCCTCATTGATCACGCCGGCGATCTGCAGCGCAGAGGTAATGATTTCCGTCGCCACCTGACTGTATTCGGTGTCGCCCGAGGTCGTGAGGTTGCCGGGTCCGCTGGTCATGGTCCGCCCGTGCTCCTGTAGTTGGTGACGTTGTTGCCGCTCGCCGCCGTGTACGGAAGTCCTTGCGTGAGGCGGATAGAGCCGGCCGGAGCCGCGACGTTCGAGACCTGGGTGTTAAACACCACGCCACTGTCAAGCATGATCCCGACAAAGCTCCCGGGATTGAACCCGGTTGTTGCTTCCAGTGGCAACACCGTCGCGCCAACCGCAGCGTTGGCCGTCGTGGTCGTGAAAACCGGGCCCACGAACGGCGGAGGCGGCAGCGGGCGGGCGTCCGGCACATTCTGATTGTCAGCCACCCCGGTTACGAGGTCTTGCGGCTGGCGAGCCTCCCAAAAGCGCTTATCCACAATTAGCCCGTTCCATTCGGGCGCCGTGTTTTCGGCGCGCGTGGTCAAGCCGCTCATATCGTCCTGGCGATAGAAGGATCCGGGCCGATACTGGATGCCGCGCTTTCTGCCCATCAGCAGGAGTTCGCAGAAATGGTGAAGTGCTGCACGTCCGCGATCAAATGCTGGCTTCCATCATCATAGGTCGCATAGACGCACCACACGCCCGCCTGGTCGACGTCTCCCGGCTGAAACGTGTACTGAGCATAAGTCCCCGCCGGAAACAGCCCCTCGGTCGTGGTGACGTCAACATTCGGCGCCGTCACGTCCGGATTGGTTTTTGTGACCACGGTGCCATCCGGTTTTGTGAAAACGAGCGACAGCGCGGAGAAGCCGGTCAGATCGAAGCCGGTCGAGAAGCGAAAGAAAACGCCCCATTCGTTTACGTTCATCTGTGCCCACCCGATTCGCTTGCGAAACTCATATCACGTCACCGTCACGGCGACGTCCGCCGCCACACATTGAGCCGTCGCGGCCTGGACCCTCATCAGCACATTGCGGAATGGCGTCACATTGCGCGCCACCCCCGTAGCCGACGCGCCGACGATAATCGCAGCAACCGAAAC